GAAATAAGTATAAATTTCGGAAAAGTTATCATTAACTTTTGCAGCACCTGCTCTTAAAGTATCACCATTTCCATCATTAGGGGATGAACCCGTTCCTATTCCCTGTCTTGCCATTATTCTTTGGGTTTAAAGGTATTTATATTGTGTAAGTGTTCTTTTTGAATCTAAGATATCTTGTTCGGGTTAATATATCCGAAGTTGATAGTCCTGAGAATCCATTTAAAGTTTTTGCTTCATGTGCTATCTGTTTAGTTCTAGCATCAACTATAACTTTACCCCAACTAAATTCAGCAAGATAATTGGATGTAGATATTCCACCAGCAAAGGTCAATAATCCAGAATTATCGAAAGTGAGAGATGTAGAATCAAATGATTCTGTAGTAGAACTAAATCCAATGGTCGATATACCAGTGATTCTAGAATTTACTCTCACAACGTTAGTCGATATTCCACCAATACTTCTAGAAACTACCTCTACAGATTTTGCTTGGAATACTGAATCAATGTATGATGTTGTAATTCCAATTACATTATTGGAGATATCAAAAGATGTAAGAGTACCATTTGTCGCGCCAACGGAAACATTAGAATTAAATATGGTAAAGTAATCTCCAACAGATATACCACTTAATGTTGTTGCAGATCCAACTAAGTTCGTATTTCTCAATTCAGAATTATATGGAATGTGGAATTCCAAAATAATTTCGTTTGAGGATCCAATTGTTGTTGTTCCAAATCCAACAACAACTCCAGAGTCTCCAGAATAAGAATAAACATCACAAGTTTCTGTTTGTTGTGCGGGAGGACCGATAAGAACTAATGGAGGATTAGATTGAGTATATCCAGATCCACCGTCAGTAACAGTAATTCCAGTAACAACTCCATTAGTAATCGTTGCAGTCGCAGTTGCAGTTGTAGATCCTATACCAACACTTACATCTGGTGTAGTAGAATATCCAACACCACCATTATTAATCGTGATTGAAGCAACAGTTCCAGCAGGAGAAACTACAGCAGTTGCAGCAGATCCTACAGTTACTTTGGATGAAGAAATTGTCACTTTATTCTGAATTTTATTCCTAAAATTAGAATCTGCATTTTCACTATTGAGATCAAATAAAGGTCTTAATCTGTCAACGTAAACTACTGTAGATCCGACACCAACTGGACTGATTATGCTTGCAGTAGGATTAATAACTGGTTCATACAATTCTCTATCTTTTCCAACACCTTGACCGTTAATAATCTTATCTGCAGTTTGTCTGCACCATGTAATAGGTCTCTCAAGGGTTGTATCGCGAGTAGTACCGGGTCCAAAGTATGGTAATGTTTTTACCTTATCAATGCTGATAGAGGTGCTTATGGTTCTTGGATTCTCTTGTAAGTACGATTTCTGACCTTTTTCTGGATCATAATTTAAGGTGACCTCATCACCATATTTTACAGTTTCAATTACCTCAACATCGACAACATCCAGATCATCGCCACTTCCTTTATAGAAGTTAATTGTGATAGTATCTCCAATCTTCAATGGTTCAGTGAATGTTATGAAAGAACCTCCATCGAACTCGTATGATTTGCCTGGAACTTGAAGTATTTCATTTACAAATACTAAAAGAAGATGATCGAGTTCAATTTTAGATCCCTTAGATTTGTTGATTGATATTGGATTTCCTGCACGAATTAGTGGGAAATCGATTCTACTTCCATCAATATATGAAGTAACATCATCTAATGTTTCGATGACTCCAAGAGACCATCCAGTAAACTCATCATTGATAACATTTTCAATTTGAATTTCAAACTGATTTGTTGACGAGAAAGATGATGTGGTAGGAATTCCAGTAGCTCCACCAATGGCAACTGTTAATGTTTGAGTGTTTCCATAACCATATCCAGTATTTCTAATTTCAAAATCAACAACACTAGAACCCTGACCGACAACAATATCAATAGTTGCAGCAGTTCCTATACCTGTTGCTCCTGTAGGATAAATCAGTGGAACATTGGAATATGAGATAGGATCATCAATTACGATTTCAATTGGTTTGGTGACATGTCCACATCTTGCATAGAAGTGCTTGCGGGTAGAAATTCCAGAATTAATTTCAAATGTGGTGCTATTAACGATTCTGAGAACTTCTGATCCTTGTGATGCAGGATCAAATCCACTAGCAGAATTATTGTTTATTCTAGGAGCAATGAGAACAGGTTGCGAAACTCCACCAGTTTTGTAGAAAGTAGCGACTGTAGAAGTTCCAACATTAACTTCAAATACTGTAGGACTATTGACTGCGAGAACTGGAGTTCCACAATATGCAGGATCAGTTGTTCTTGGATAATAGTGAATAGAAGAACCGTTATCTAAATCGCAAGTCATTCCAATACCGGTCAGCAGAACATCACTCTTCTGTCCGGTTGTAGAAAGATTATGTGGACCAGAAGTTGTAACTGTCATAATGCCAGTGATACTACTGTATCCAACATTAGAAACATTAACAGGTCCAGATCCAGCGTAATTGCAAGTAAATGCGATTCCGCCAACAGTTACACTTTCACTAATTGATAAACCGTGTGCGGTTGAAGTTGTAACAGTTGTAAGACCTGTAAGGTTATCATAAAGTACATTTGAGATAGTGCGTGGAATATAGAAAGCTCTATCAGTAGTAATCGCTACTGACGTAATATGTCCTTCAGATGCAGATGCTATTCCAACGGGGATAAATGTAGACCCACTAACATCTGGTAATTTTGCACTAACAGTAATAGAAGTTTGTACTCCAGATCTGTAACCAGAACCACTATTACCAATCGAAACAGAAGTAATAGTGCCAGCAGTGGAAACCACTGCAGTTCCACCAGCAGATACTAGAGGTTGATATCCAAATCCACCAGTTGAACCAACCGAAACGATAATTCCACCTTTAGGGAAACTACTAATACCGACATCTGAAGTTATAGTCTGTGCCGTTCCAACAAAGGATACGGAAGATATTCCAGCACTTTCAGTTAAAGTATAATTATTCAGATCTCCAGGAGTCTGGAAAGTATCATTGATTAATATGATGGCACCTTCATTAGCAATTCCTGTAACATTAGATCCACCAGATTTTAATGTAAAGACATTTTTAGTTGCATTGAACTGGTCGGAAATGTCGTCAAAGATGTAATTTTTGTAATAAGTTTCATTTGACGTATTTGGTGCAGCAGTTCTTTGGAAACTTCTTCCTTGGAAACTAGAACTTGTAGTAATTCCAGTCCAGTCATACTCGTCTGGATCTGGATTTGTGGTTGTACCAATGGGAGTATTTCCATATGGTGCTTCAATAAAGTTAATTGTGTTTTCTACAATATTGTAGTTTCCTACAATCTTTGTTATCAATGTACCAGTTCCAAGACCAGATTGAATGTTTGTTCCCATCCATCCTCTACGGACCTTGACATTGTTAGTTGCTCCAATACCAATTCCCTCAATCTTCATTATTTCACTACCGATCTTTATCAGATCTCCACCAAAGAATGAGGCAATTCCTGTAAATACAACTTGTTCGTCAGTAGATACTACTTGCTGAGCAAGCAATGATGTAACTGCGGTTGATACAATCGGAGATTGAATCAAATTATCAATTGCAATCAACACCTTTGGATTTTGGTTAGTTGAGATTATAGTATGGGCGGCACCAACTCCAAGAGAAGTAAAATCAAGAGTTACGGGAACAGACTTAAGTGCATCTTCAGCACTTCTAGCAAGTTTGATTGTATCATCATTTACTTTAACTACAAAGACTCCATTTCTTGGTATCTGTGTTGTCGTAATACCAGTCGATGGGAATGTAGTTGACGTAATTGATATTGCTCCTGTAGATCCAATTCCAGGAGCAGCATATTCAATTTGCTCTCCAGTCACATAGAAGTGATTTGGAACTTTAATAGTATTGGCATCAAGATTAACAACAGCACTACTATCACAGGCAACATCACGTTTGAAAATATTGTCATTTTTATGCTTAAGTTCAAACGATCTTCTGATGTCTCTGTCTGTTCCAGTATATGAACCGAAACCAGTCTCTATAGTACCATTAACAAGATCAATCGTATCTCTTGTATCATCTTCTATTCTCATGGCGTTCATGTAGACATGAACCTTTGTATTAATTCCAGGTAGTGGTGTAAACAAAACCTGAGTTGTTGCTGCTAGTCCAACAGCATCAGTTATAACTTTAGAACTAAATGTTCCAAGTCCTGCATAAGTCTGAATATTGGCAAATTCGGTTTGGAAGGTTTCTCCCGATGCCTGACCCTCAATATGATCGTCAACAACAAAATACTCCAAGAATTCATAACGATTATTCGATGTATCCTGAACTTGAATCATGCAATAAGCAGCATCATATCTGTCATTTCCAACAGACAAATGACTTGGATATTCGGCAATTACATTCTCTGTTGGAGATCCAGAAGATGCAATGATAGTATTGGTAGACTTCAATCTAGCGTGCTTCATATCAAGAGTTGAAATTCCAGACGATGCTGAAGACAGACCAACTACAATGTTATTAACGACCCCAGTAGTTGGAATACCTGGACCTGGATAGAAATCTACTTTGATGTTTGCTCCATCAAGATGTGCTCTATAAGTTCCAAATCCAATGTCACCAACAGCACTTCCAGGAGAAGTAGTTAATTTACCAAATTCCAAGATAGACACATTTGTTCCATCATGAACGATATTCAACTCTTGCGCTTCAAATTCATTTGAGTTAAATGTTGCAGTATTGCCATAAGATGGATTACTTACATCTGGAGCAATCTCTACTAAAACTTTCAAGGAGTGATACTCACTTCCAATACTGACAATATTCTGAGGAGAACCTGCAGTAACAATCGCACTGCCAGAGTCTATCAAAACTCCACCAACCGTGGTCGATCCAGTGCTTAGGTAATTATCATTTAAATTATATGAAATGGTAGTTACATCATAATCATTAACAGAGGAATTCACTGGATAGAATCTTAATTCTCCATCTGTGCCCGTAATCGCAAAATCAAAATCTCCCTGATCGTAAACGGTTTCTACTCTACCATATTGGTTAATGTAACCAAACGATCCATCATGAATAAGATCAACAATCATTCCTTGTCTTTCTTGAGTAAATCTCTTATCTCTCAGATAAGTGAAATACTTTCTAAATCTAAAGTCACCTAATGGGAATGTTCCTAAAATTGTAAAAGCAGTTTCTCTCGGATTACTATTAAACTGTGAACTAATATCATCAATTGAAAGAACTCTGTTTCCAGAAGACTCGGTAAAGTCTGTCAAAACTTTATTATTAAATAAAATTTCATCTGATAAGACCCTACCAGTACCATCACTGTAACTTAAATTATTTTCCTTTGCTATATCAAAATCAAAAACACAATTAGTATCAACGTATCCATCTAAATTACTAACAATAGTTACGTCAGTTAATGCAGTAGTTAATCCAACGGTTAATAATTGTTCGGAATTAGTAGCTTCAATCTGAAGATCGCCAAACTTTTTATAACCAAGAGAATGGTTTATGGAAGATACAGTGTCTTTCCAAGTATCAAATGGAACCGTGCTTCTCAAAGCATATGAGAAGTTCTGATAGTAATCATTATCTGGTAATCTTTGAATACGATCATTGAGATAACCAGAATCTGTTTGATTACCACTGAATATTTCAGAGGAAACATCTGTTTCAAAATATGCTTCATATGAAGTTACTGTTGAAGCAATTCCCATCAACTCAGATGTCAATCCTTTAATAGAATCGTTAGTTACAAAGTTATCACTAGACAACACTCTTAAAGTTTTTGTTGTTCTATCCCAACTTTGAGCGACACCTTCTTTATCTCCAGACTTAACTTTTTCACCTGGCAGGTAATCTCCTGTCTCTAAAATGATATTAAAGGTGGGGAAAAACTTTTCTGGAGTAATCATTCCAGCAGAGTTGATTGAATCAAATGATCCTGGAACCTCTCCCGCATCCAAATCTAAATCAGTAGATACATTATAAGTAACGCTACCAATGCCACCAAGATTTGGTGTTACATCCGTTAAAGTGAAAAGTTTATAGTCATAATCCTTAGAATTATACCCTTTGATAGTTGCTCCAGTACTAACAACCTTTTCAACCATCACCCTATCACCAACAGCGAATGGGAAAGAATCACTGAACCCAACTGAAAGGAATACAGTTACATCGTTGGTTATGGTATTAAATCCAACTGTTGAAATTCCAATGCCATTACTATTATCTACTGGCAATATTGATGGTGTTGTATTATTAATTCCTCTAGTATTATTCAGAATAGTTACTTCTGGATCTCCAAGAGAATATGTTGCATCGAGATCATTTACTTGATTTCCAGTTTTACCATCAAAGAAAATAAGTCTTGGTGCAGACGTATATCCTCTACCACCAGAAGTTATACCAACACTACTAATTTTAGCAAGCGAATCAACTTGAATGATCTGTGGTAAAGATGCACTGGGTTGCAATGTCTTATCAGTTGGGAAATCATATCCAATATCTTCAAGTTTTACCTTTTCAATAATTCCAATATTTTTACTAATTGCATTGAGATCTGCTCCAGTTCCTTCAATACTGGTAACAGATGAAATTTCAGGTAATGAAGTATAGTTTCTACCCGAACTGGTTACTTCAACTCTCTCGATTGGTCCCTCAGTGTGAGTACAATCTGTGGTATATGAAACAGAGGAGGCAGTTGATACATATGAATATGACTCTGGAACCTCTGTTAGTTCAAAATTAAAGAAATTGGATCCAGCAATAGAAACTCTTCTAAGACCATTATATACACTGTTATTAGACAATATTGTATTATTTCTCAATACAGTATCATCCGAAATAATTTCACTCTTTTCTATTGGTAAACCAGAATCTGATATTGGATCTAATCTGTAGTAAAGAATATCTGGGGTGGTTTTTCCAATTGAAACTGTTACCTTAGACTCTGTAGACAATCCAGGTTTTCCATTTCTAACAACACTAAATCCTGCAGAAGATCCATCAGTTTCCCAGGTTTTAGTATAATCTTCATCCAGATAGAAATTAAACCTAAATGCAGAATACTGAGTAGCTTGTTGTGTAAATGCTAAAGAGGAATCTGACAAATCAAACACTAACGAAGATGATCTGTATGCTGTTACAGAAGGATTAACTAAACCAAATTCTCCAAATGATGTAGATGCTATACCAACGGTGGTTGGTTTCAATTGCGTGGAATTATAATAAGTATCTGCTAATTTGAAATTATTTTCATCAACTTTTACAACATAATAAATTTCATCATTCTCTAATCCCTGACATGGAGTAGTGGAAGAGTGAATAACTTTATCTCCACTACTATATCCGTGATTGGATATAGTAATAGTGTTTGTCGTTGTGTTTACACCGGCGGCACTGAAGGTTTCAATACCTACCATCATTCTTCTATGTTTGTCACTATATTTTACAACGTGAGTAGTGGCAAATGATGGATTAACATCCATAACAACACTATGCTCACCTCTAATACCATGATTGACTTCAGTTGTTACAGTAACAGTTCGTTTTACTGCTTCTGCACTAATTTGATTATAATTTGTGGTAAAACTATGACGATTTCCCGTTCCAATTCCGGTAAAGAATAACGTGGTAGCTGTTCTTCCAACTCCAGCAAATCCTCCAGTTGTACCTAAACCAACCCTTACAGTTGCAATACCTATTAAATTATTTGAAATTTTTGCAGCGAATAATTGCTGCCCGTCCGACAGTGTTTTTGCAACTCCAATACTATCAAATTCATTATAAACCAGACCACTTCCACCATTAGAAGAGTAAGTTAATATGTCACCAGTATTAAGATTGTGGTCTTTTATATAAAGAGATCTGAGTGGAACCGCAAGAGTATTCGCCCCAGAAGTAGTATTGATTGCTACGGAATTTAGTCCGAAGTAGGAAAAAGATAGTACACTTCCGATTCCCACAGCGGTGATGCCAAGACCAACAGTTTCTGTAGGTTCAAAATAAATTTCTCTATTCCTATTAAATTCAAATGCAGTTTTAAACCCAGAATTGATAGTAAATCTTCTAGGATCTTCATAAATACGAGATCCAATAGTGTGAACTGCACCAACTGTTCCATCAATTGCTCTTAAAACTCTAAATCTTGAGTTTGAACGGTCAACATTTAATACTCTAACTCTTTCTGAACCAATTCCTAAAATATCGTTGGGTACAACATTTGATCCCAACATATCTGAAACATATAAGAAAGTAACAATTCCAGTTACTGCTGGTGCTCCAAGGGCAACACCAGTTGTTCCAACACCCACCAAAGAAAAAGATTCACTTGTAACTCCTACTTTATATGAACCTTCTATTTTTGAAGAAGTTGTAGAAATTGCACCAACGTTAATAATATCAAGTGGATTGAAATTATGTGGAGAAGATGACTCTAAAGTGTATGTTCCTTTTTTCTTGGAAGGGAATATATCAACATCAATTGTTGATTCAGATGTAAGAAGACTACTAACTCCCTTACCTTTTAGACTAGCAACCCTACCTGCTGCACCAAATCCTGTAGCATCTGCATCGGAGAAAACTAATTCATCTCCAACTTTGTAACCTGTTCCAGATGTTTTTACTTCTACTGAATTGACACTTCCTCTTGAGGTGGAAACAATTTGTCCTTTTTGTGACAGATTGTTTGGAGAGAAAATATAAGGATAATCTATTCCATCTTCTCTCAGGTTATATGGAGTGGTATTTCTATACCAACCATTATCCTCGATAGCATAATCGTCTTGATTTGATGTATTTGAAAAATTGAAATCAATAGGAGTTGAGTAATACTTATCTCCCAAAACATATGGGAACTTAGGAAGTTTATAATTTTTAAATGCACCAGAGGACTCAACATTATTTTCATTAATTGTCACAAAATATGCATAGGTTCCATTCGGGAAGTCTGGTGTTACGCAATATCTTCCATTATTTCTGTCAAGATATGAATCATCATTGGATTCATAATAAGTATAGTCTTCAACAAAAAATCCCAAAGGATATACTGATGTAGGAGGTCCGCTTATACGAGATGTATTGAGTCTATAACTAGACTTCATTAAAGTTACTACACCACCAGTACGTGTAGAATATCCATATGGACCATATATGGGGTTTCCGTCATACGCCCAACCAATAATTGGAGAATGGTCCGTAAATTCAGTTTCTTGGGAATTTACTAATCTTAAATCTGGCGTTCCATAGAGAGTTTTTCCTGTTACGTCAATTGAGTACAGCATCTGCCTCAATGCTCTGGGAGCGTACAAAGAGTAGCACTGTAGACCAAATTTACCATCTGAAATAACTATATCATCAGATTTAATCTTGTTATTTTCATAAAGTTTTTCAAATAAGTTTATTCTCCAAGACTGTAACTTTGGTAAAAATTCTACATCAGTTTCTGTTGAAATTACCTCAATTTCAGTTTCTCCATCAACATATCCTGTTCCTGGCTCTATAATTTTTACTTCATATAAAAATCCATTTCTAAGGATTGGAGTAAGAACACATCCAATACCAGAAGACGAATTTATTTGCAAATCTGGAAGTGACGTATAATTCGATCCTACGTTTTCTACAATAATATCAACTATTCTGCCATCAGCAGTGATAACGGGTTTTACTTGAGCGTTTCTACCAGAAGAGACTGATACGCTGGGTGGTTTATTGAAATTGATAATATCAGCAGTGCCATATCCAGATCCCTTATCTAATAAATGAACGGAAGTTACCTCTCCTCTAAAAATTGGTTGTACGGTAGCTTCATAGGCACTTTTTTCTATTCCAGTAACAGTTGCTATTCCTACTGGACCTGTAATTGTTACTGATATCGGTGGATAATTGAAAAACTGGGTTCCAGATCCAGAACTTGTTAAATTTAGGTACTGTTCCGTTTTATAGAAGAAATTCTTATTGTCCGATGGTCCAACTTGTGATAATCTAAACTCATTTTGATCAACAACAGTAACATAATACTCAGACCCATCTGTTAATCCGCCAATAGCACTAGAACCTGCGGTATACTTGATAATTTCTCCAGAATTGTAATCATGGTTATCAATAGTAATAGAATTTAATGCGGTATTAATTCCACTTGAAATTATAGATCTCTTTTTATTTTCATATCCAAATCCAGCATCAGTTACATTAACTGTATCAACGATTGATTTCTTTTTAACACACTCAAGTGTATGCTTTCCTATTCCATGAAATGATAAAGTAACAGTATTGATACCAGCTAAAGCATCACCGATGTTATTATGCAGTTTAACTGTAGTTGCATCAATAACAGATGCAAAGTATGTTGCATCCGTAGAGAGTCCACCAACTGCTTTTTGAGAACCTGGTTTATAAATTAATTCCTCACCATTTCTAAATTTATGATAAGTTCCAAATCCAATAGTAGATAAAGCAGCGCCGAGTTTAACTCTATCAGACTGAGGATCAGAGAAAAATTCCCGAGAATGTGAAATTAACTTTGTAGAAACTAAAGCTTTGGCATTACTACCATTACCACCTGTTATTGATACAACTGGTGTCTCTGTAAAGTCAAATCCTCTATCTAAAATTTGTAATTCTCTCAAGGATCCATTAATTGCTAAGAAACCAGTTGCTCCACTTCCAACTGGATCTGTAATGTTTAATTCTGGTGGATTTATAACATCAAAATCAAATCCAGGTGATGATACTTCGATACTCTCCAGTTTACCAGTGTAAATTTGATCCTTTGATTTGTAGTTTAAGATTTCAACCCCATTGACAAATATTCCAGTAGTTCCAGTTTTGGTTTCAACTTCTACATCATTATTAATGGGAGTAGAAACTTCTCTATAAATTTTTTGAGATTCTAAACTCTTTAAAGCAAGATTGGATGGTTCAAATTTATTTTTGGTTACAGTTGCAGCAGTTTCTATAGAAACATACCTTTGAGAATATAAGTTGGCAGGAGATTTTGCAAGTTTTATATTGTCATCATCAACTCTATAGACAAAATATACTCCTTCACCACCATCATCTCCACCAAATAAAGATGACCCAACAGTGGTCCTGTCTTCTGTTTGCCCGTCACCTAAATTAAACTCTGCGGTTACTTTTTCAGGGGTATAATAAACAGATTCGCCAGTAAAATATCCATGAGCAGGAATATTCAGAGTTTCGCCAACAAAAGTCCCACTAAAAACAATTTCAGTCTTATCTGCATTTAGGGGTTGATTGTAATATGAAGGTAAAGAGTTAGATGCAACTAAAATAGAATCAGAATATTTTTTCTTGTAAACATTTTGAATATTTGCATGGAACTTTCCAGTTCCTGGAAAGTTTATAGAATTTACGGTTCTTAATTTTCTTTGTAAATAATATTCGTTAGTAATATTAAGGATTCCTGAGGTCTTAATAGTTACAATCTTTGAATCTGATATATCAGAAACAGTTGCATCAAAGTTATCAACGCCATTTGCTGAAAGCATTGATACAGGATCACCCAGTCTCAAATAATTTTCATTTCTTAGAGTTAACTTATATGATCTTGGAGAAACGTTGTCGATAAGTTCTATTTTAGAAATAGAATACTTTACTGGATTGTTATATAACCAATTTTTGAATTTAAAAGTGTCATTTTCTATTCCAAGAGTTTTTATAGCAAATTTATCTCCAGACTTGTAATTAAATATGCCATCTTGTTTTGAAAAATTAGAAAGAACTGATCCAATACGGACTTCAATATCTTTATTTGGTTTTAAGAAAGGATATGTTAAGGTTGAGACACTATCCCCATCAACCATATTATCAGTGATATTAGTGCATCCTAAAAACTGAGTAATTGTTTTGGAAGTGTATGAAACAATTCCAACAGAGGAAAGAAGACCATTTGGATATTCTACTCTAAGTTCTCCAGAACTTGGGAAACCAATTGTTGAATCTACATCAATTGACGTTGATCCTGTAGCAACATTTCCGATTACTCTAGTCTTAGGAGTAACTTTAAATTCTCCATAGGTAGCACCAATGACTCTTGAATCTCTGTTATATCCTCCATCGAATGCTAATTTATAGTAAGTTAATCCAACTCCAGCACTAACTTCCTCAGTAGTGTAAATTGGAGTATAAGATTCTCCACCAGACTCTGTTGTTTGGAAAATAGTTCTTCCTTCCAATAAGGAAGGATCTCCTTTGATTGGTTCAACTAAAAAATTAGAGGTAACTAAATTGTTTGCGTTTGAGGGTGTAAAAAGAAAATCTTTAGGTCTTGTGACCTTTACATCAACACCATACAGAGCTTGGAAAAGAATTTGGTGAGATTTATCAGTTCCCTTACTGGAATAAAAATCTTTTGAATGCTTTATAAAAAGATTCTGATCTACATTTGAAGATAATGGTCTTTCAGACAATCCTGGTAAAAATTGTCTCTTGACTTTAGTTAAAAACTCTTTTAAAAATAAACAAGTTAGATTTTCTATAGTATCATCTTTTTTATGCTCGGCAGACTCCGTAGAACTGAAGACAAGATCCCCTTGTCTTTCATCAGACCTATATGAGGTTACTCCACTAAACCCTCTAATACATCCAGTAAATGTAGTGGCAGTTTTTCCAGTATATGTTATTACTTCATCGTTAATCTTCAGCAATCCATAAGAATCTGGAAATCCTTCTGTTCCTTGAGGAGAATCTACTGAAATTGTGATAGTTTCATCAAATTCGTCAATATCCGCACCCAAAATTACAGTGTGATTTAACGAAGTTTGTTCGTCAAGTTTAATATATTGATCCATGTTTTGGATCAAATCATAGGGAGCACTTTTAAACTCCTGTGAGATGTAATATTGCTTTAAAAATTCAGAGATAAGGGGGAATTCATTCTCCACATAGGTAGGGAGTTGATTCTTAACGATACTGCTAAACTTAATTCTTGTTTCTGCCATTTTTTGTATATCTCTAAATTAGTAACCGCCGCCGGATGAACCGCCTGATGAACCACTTGTTCCATATCCACCAGTGGAAGTGGTAGATCCCGCATTTGTTCCAGAGAAGGAACTATTGGTTGTAGTTGTAGTCGTTGCTGCCTGTGTATTTGGTGAAGCATCTGATGCACCACCAAGGCGAACTAAGTTTCCATTAGCATAAGATGAAGATACAACATAAGTGGATGCTGATGGGTCGATTCCCGATGCAATTTCGTCTGGCACCATTTCAAACGTACTATTACTAGTATCTAGTTGCAAATAAAGGTCCTGTAATCCGACAACATCATTTGACAATGGAGTTGCTTGTATTTCGATCGTTTGCTGACCGTCTTTCTCCATACCAGCAGTAATATTGATTGCATTGATAGTTATAATGCCATTTACGTAGTCAATGCTACCAACACTTGACCTTACAACGGTTGGATTCAATGAACCAACGTTTGGTAAAGAGAATAAGAATAATGTTCCTGTTAAACCATCCGAATCTGGAACATCCCCAAGGTAAACGGGATCGGCAATTCCAAAGACTCTAAATGCACTAGACTTAATATTATAACCATCTTGAGACATAACATGGAATCGATTACCAAATCCAATTTGATACTCTGCAATTGTATTTGGAACAACTCTTAAATCTCTTCTCATATTAATGAGAGTGATGTTTGATGTAACCGAATCATGACTATCATCAATGATTTTCAAAAACTTACTGTATTTAAATCTTGCACCATATCTATTTAATTCTGTGGATTCCGCGTATTTTCCTGCGTTAGTTCCAACTATACTAGAAACTTCTGCTGGTGATGGTGCTAAATTTGTGTTATAATATACTTTTGAACTAACTTCAATATAGAGATATTTTAGATCTAAGATTTCGGGAACAATTCCCGCAATCGCGAATTTTTTTAACTTTGTCTTTATACTATCCTTTATAAGATTTGGTAAAAAGTCACCATATCTTGGTTTAATACTAATAAAGACCTTTCCATATTGTGGAGGAACTAATTCTTCCCCACCAAAAACAGAAATAGATTCTGTATCAGGATAAATCTTTGAAGGAATTAAAATTTCATAGTCTTCTGCAGTAACTGCACGATTCTGAGTCGAATAGATTTTTGGTGCATACTTTCTAACAGATTCAACTGCTTCAATCGAATCTCCACCTCTAGAACTAAACTCAGTTGTTAAAAGTGATATACCTGTTGTAACTGTATATTCATTTCCATCTCTTACATATGTTATTCTACCGTTGAAAGATAACTGGTTTAGTCCATTTCCAGCGTCCCCATTGCAAGTCAGGTATCTAACAGTAACATAATTATAATCTTCAAGTTTTTTACCAAAAACGCCATCACCAAAGAATATTTCATATCTCTCATCTGCTACTTCTTGTAGGTAGTAGATTCTTGATTGTGAACCAACATAGAATAAGTTATCCTGCATCGCATACTTTACCGATGCAGTAGATGATTCGTTATTTTTAACTAAAACTCTAATCAAGTCAGTATCAACACCTGCATTTGGTAGAACAAACTTTTGATTAGGATTTCTAGCACTATATGTAAAATTCTTCTCAACTAAAGTGCCTTCATAAACAGTAACCTCATCGAAAGTTGCAATTCCGTTTACAACAGGAACGGTAATATCATCCAAAATACAGAATGAACCACCACTAGTACCGAAAGCACTCTGAGACGCTGCTACAGTCCCTCTACGCAGCGTTAGAGTCGCTGGTCGAGGTTGTATATTAGTTGTATCAACAAAGAAGGATATTGCAGTTGTTGCTGCTTTCCTAGATCTTGGAGTATATCCAATATTTCTTGCAAGAGCAATTACATTCTCTCGTAAAGTAGCACTATCAATGAAAACTTCGTTTGCTACCATATTAGCATTATACGAAGTAATATACGTATTATATGCTAATACATCTATAATAGAAGATAGGTTAGATCCCTCAAAGTCATAGTCCGTAAAGTTGGAGTTTGCTTTGAGATACTCTTTCAGAGTAGATTTAATATCTTCAAAATCTAGATTTGTAAAATTTACTAGTGGCATTTTACCTTGTTGGTTGCAATACGAATTCTAATTGTTGTGTAGGAACATCTGCGCCGATGATATCATATTTGATAACAACTTCAAATATATTATCGTCAATATTTGCATATGCTTTAACTGACCTCAATCTAACTCTAGGTTCATACTTAGTGATAGAATTAGTAATTTGAGTTTCGATTTCAATTGCAGTAACATCATCCATATTCTCAAAAAGTGAATCTGTAATTCTAGATCCAAATCTTGGGTTAAATGGTTTTTCGCCAGGAACGGTAAATACTATATTTTTAATCGATCTGCTAATAGCATTCTCATTTTTCAAGGCAATCAAGTCCCTTGTCAGAGGATTACTCTGAAAGGTCATACTTACATCTTTAAATCCTTGACTTACCCTTTCTAAAGGCACAACAATACAGCAATTATGTATTATTTATCAAGGATTATTAGCATTTAAAAGTTCATACCACTTAATTAAACGTTCAATTTGCTTTTTATTAGTTCCATCGGGTGCATTTCGGAGACAAATCAAGATACACTCTTCATCTCTGATTGGATCTCGCTGCGTCCATCCATTTTCATCAATCATTTTTACTCATAAAGTGGTGTTGGAGGTGTTTCATTCTCAAAAATTTCATTTTCTTGCTTTTTATCGCGTTTTTTTGGCGTTAAATCGTCATTTGCGATCTCACGAAGCATTTTTTGGTGCTGATCGTTACCTAAGTTGTCTAAAAAATCGTTCATTTTTCTAAAATTCGGCAATTGGTGGGTTTTCGTCGCTATTTTTACGCTCTTTTGCAGTTTTCCAGAAATAATTTTCATCATTTCCGAGTCCATCACGGTCATGACCGTTCTCAACTTGATAATATACGGTTGAAACCTTGAAATCTGGAATCTTTGGTTCCTCAGGTGTCAATGAATTATCGAAAATACGTGTCCTATTGTTAGGATACAGTGCAAATTGACCGTTATCTAGTTCAATTAGATTATGTGACTTATGTTCTGATGGATTTTCTGATGTTGCATAATCAACAGCATCAGGATCTTGATGATAATTATCAATCGTACAGATGTATGTTCCCGTTTGAGGTCCATAATCACGGGTATAACACTCATAGTGCATACTACCAATGAATTGTTTTTGTACTACAGTAACACCATAGTCCATACAATTCCAAAATTGAAGATTATGTAACTCCATATCAGGTGTAGGCAGTTCTGGAGACGAGACAAACGCGCTGATAGGCAACTTATCATACATTGCCGCATATTCAGGTAAATACGTCTCAAAATAAAAAGCACGCCCAGGTATCGATTTAACCGATACCCAGACGCCCTTTACAAATTCACCGTGACCCGATTGATGATCGGTAAGATATTCTTTTCTTACCCATACTTCATATGAAGGAAGGTTCGCAATCAAACAAGGCATTACATTAGTTTACAACTACATTATATATTACTTACCTTGCCCCCGATACTTCTTCTTTGCTTTGTTACGAGAAGTCGCGGAATACAATGTATACTGCGAGTTTCCTTGGCGAGTTTTTTTGGGTTTCCCCTTAATATAACCGCCGCCTTTCATCATTGCCATAATAGTTTACCTCAAATAACGCGAGTTTTTTCGTGACCCACTCTGATACGAGGATCACACCAAATTTCAAATCCTTCTTCCTTAGCATCGAGACAGAACGATACATCTTCGCCACACATGTCCTGAACGTTACCACTCTCAAAGACTTGCATCTTAGGAGCAAACCAAGGATACTCAAGATTCTCAAAGACACCATTTTTAATGAGTACCCATCCAAAACCTGTGTAGTCCACAGTGAAAGGCTTACGCCGCTTACTGATGGATTCCACTGTTTCGTGGTTCATTACTCCACCATTATTACGGAACTCATCTTCTTCCAACCAATGAGCAACTGATGTAGTCTGTCCATCCTCTGTTGCATACCATCCTGCAACAATCTCTTTCTCCTTACCTTCTGCATCAATGGCCATATCACACAACTGCCAGAACTTCTCTGTAGTGAATACAATATCACTATCAATCCACAGTTGGTAATCATACTCCAATTTACCATCCCAAGGTACTTGCTTAGGACCACGAAGTACATTAGCACCTAAACACTTACAACGTGCAAAGTTAACCATAGATGAGTAGTCTTGACTGATCTGAATACTCATTCCATTCTGTACCATATCAAAGCACAGTTGTACAAAGTTCTTCAGGAATGTGAAAGAACATCCACGTCCAGGTAGACAAAATACAATTGTCTTACCTTTCATTCGTTGCTTAATTGCTGCAATGTCCCATTCAGGTCCTTTGTCCTTCTTGGGCGCACTTGCCTTTACTGTGAATCCTTTAGCCATAGTTTGAATTAACCTTCATTCCAATTATAACGTGTAGTATGTAGACTGTCAATATGAATCTTCGCCTAGTGGTTCTGCCGTGTTATCCGTACCACCATACCCAATGGGGCGATTGCACTCCTCATAAGACAAATCCTCAAGTTCATAATCAGTCTTCATTAGACCAACCATTCCCTTGAGGGTTTCCCATGTATTATTAAATTGTTTCTCTGTAAGGTTATTATATAAACACTCTTGTTTAGCGTAAATGTGATAGACCTTTTCCATAAAAATTTTTCCCCGGAAATTTTTTTTCTAGGTTTGAAATCGAAAGTTGAATTATATATCAAGATCGAATTGTCACCTCTGTAGGTTAGGGTAGTTAGGCGTTTTTATATACGCATCGCCCGCCGCAACGGCAACAACGAACCGCGAACAACTGTGGTTCACGGTGTTACTCTCCCCCCTATTATAACACTGCTGAGACTGACTGTCAACCTGCTGCAATCACCACCTGACAGGTACACTCAGGTCTTCTACGTAACTGTCAATAACCCTCTCAGATCCTTCGAGTTCAAATA